GCCCTTGCTGAAATTGGTTAGCCATTTGTTGGCCTTGTGCAAAGCCTGTTCCTAAATTAGAGAATTTAGTACCAATATCAAACTGGTTTACTGTCTGTAAAGCCATTACACAACCTCCGGTCTAAATTCTTCTGTTACCATCAAGAATCCTGAGTCATGCACACTTACCGCATCAGGTCTAGTTTTCTGTAGCTCTTGAGCCATTCGGCCTTTGTATGTTTTGCCTGAGTCGAATATATAATTAAAATTATAAATTCCTCCTAGATTATCACGCCCTACTTCTTCTATATTTTCTTTCAGTCTAACATCAGACATTGCCGCACCCGCCACCTGACCACCTAACTGTAACAATTGGTTGGTAAACTGTGATTCTGCTTGTGCTGCGCCCAATATTCCTGATGCTCTGGCTTCAGATCCTGCTTGCGTTAAGCCTGCAATATTACCCGCTGTTTGTGCGCCAAACTGACCTATATTAGTACCTGCTGTTTGTCCTTGACCAGCAATCTGGCCTAATCGTCCGAACTGGTTTTGCAAATCTTGCTGTGCGAATCCTGCCGCCTGCTCTTGTAAAGCTGTGCGAACATTACCGCCACCTAAGCCGCCAATAGCTGAAGCATTACGTAACAAAGCTTTTTGCTGTCGGTCACGTAAGAACTTTTGCCCTGGTGATTCCTGAAGCTGTGCAAATGCTGCTTGCTGCGCTTCTTGACCACCTAAACCAATTAGGTTTTGCTGCTGCTGTAAAGCTAAATCGCCTGCTTCAACTCTAGGCCGTAGCATCTCTTGAGTAACATCAAACTGTCTACGCTGTTCTTCTATACCAGCTTGTGCGCCTTGCGCCTGAATACCCGCCGCATCTCTTGCGGCATCTTGTGCGCCTTCTACGCCAGTTATATCGTCAACTAACCCAAAAGTACCAACCTCAACTATACTATTTACTACACCGCTCATTTATTCATCTCCCGACGAGTAATTCCTAACAACATTCTATCACAAGGGCCGTCTTTAGATAAGTAGCTCAATCTGTCTACACCTTCATGCTTCATGCCTGCCACCTCTGCTGCATTAATAGCGCTTTTAAACTGCTTAGGAATTGCTACATTTAGTTTGCAAATCTGTTCTGGTACTTCTTCGACAAACCACTTAAAAAACTCTTGCACCATTTCGTTATACTTCGACTTATGCGCCCTAAGTATATAAGGGTGAAACATTCCCATAGTACCTGTGCATAAGTAAAACTTAATCATCCCGACATCTAAGCCATTATGATTATAAATTAACCAACCGTTACGACCATTGCATATAAATTCTTCATCTTGAGGGTCTGCGCCATACTCCACCGCATAACGAGCTATTTCAGGCAATAGCATGAAATCACGTACAAATGACATATCACGACATACTTTGATCACAGTTCGTTACCTGTTACGTAAAACTCTATCCCATTTGCTACGCTAGACTCCATTCTTAACGATCCACCAGGCGGTATAAGATGCCCAACAATTGAAGCGCCTAAATCTACCCTATCTCTAACAACGGTCGTTTGTGGAATGATCGCTTTTTGCACAGATCCCGCCGAATTATAAATATAGGCTTTATAATCAATGCTTGAGGTTGTGTCATTCGGCGCGCTAAATTTAGTTATACGCGTACCCTTCCCGCCTGAAGATGAGGTAGGCGAATCGTAGAATTTTTCAATTGTATCTACGAATTGGTTTGAAGCATTAAATACGAGTACGTCTTCAGCCATTATCTAGCCTCCACTACGTAATAACTATCAAGCTCTGCCGTAACATTAGTAGTACTAGTCTGGTTTGTAACCTCAAGCTTAATATAATCGTCCTGATCTAGCGTAGTGTTGATATTGATCCCAAAGAAGGCGACATCTCGACCACCAACCAAACTGTTAACCTGCCTAGACTGATCTAGAACAACGCTAAATGATGATGCTGAGTCATCCCACTTACTAACTCTTAGCGTCAATACATCATTAGAGGCTGAGTCCATTAAAAAATCTGCAACTACTTTGTATTCTCTCGGAGTATTGCCAAGATGTCGTAATTGACTGCCGCTAGGATTATCAAAGTGCTGCAAGTCTGATGTAGTCCATGCAGCCGCGTTCACATCTTCATAAACACCTATAGTGTTGATAGTTGTAACAGCTTCCGTTGAAATACCAATACTTCCACCTACAAATGTGTTCGGCATCCCATTATTACCAGCCCACGCTGATACTAACTCTCCCGCTGTGACATTTGGCGTAATGTTTGAATCTGTAGCATTAAAAACGCCGTTTCTTGTGACTATAGCGCCTTCAATTTGCAGCGTTGACGGATTTACAAAATTACTTGCTGAGAAGTCAAAGAAACTCGCGCTTGCTGGCAAATCAAGATTCATATTAGATCTAAACCGTGACCCCATCGAAAAACTAGCACCCGCTTTAAATAATGAATAAGCGCCATCAGTAAGGCTTCTTACTATTGATGTGTCTATAAAAAAACCACCAACCCAAGCTCCGGCTAGTGTCAATTCAGGCATTCCACCAAAACGACCTGTGCCGACTTCTAAGCCCTGTCGATAGTCTGTAATAGTCCCTAGTGACGTGCAATTATTATAGTTTACTCTCGCGAATTCAAAAGCATCGAAGCCAGTTGCAGAAGTAATATCGTAAACCTGCGATCCAGTGCCGGACACGTCTATTGCGTAATCCTTACCTAGCAAATTACCAGAACCACCCACCGGAGATACAAACATTGTATAGTTACTAGCTGTTGAGACTAGCTGCGATACATCAAAGTTATACCCTGTAAGATTTAAACCGCCAGCTGGAACTGATATTTCCTGCGAACCCATATCTACAATGCCGTCAATAAAATAATCTTTTGTGCTATCTAAAACGCCTGCTAAATCGGAAGCTTGCCTAACTATCACTAAGTTATCGAATGTTTTAGAAAACAACTCTGTAAACTGTGCGTTTATCTTTTCACCACCCGCGCGGAATGTATCGCCTGTACGATCATCTGGAGCAGAACCTAAGTTTATTAAATCTAATGCCATACTATGCTTCCGTCTGATCAAATGAATGTTTTGTAGAGTCCCAAGTGAAGCCGGTTTCATCCCATGTTAAAGGGTTTCCGCTGCCTACTTGCTGTTGTAATGCTAATAATTCCGCTCTAATGCCTGAATTATCAGAAGATTCAATAGTTGTTTCTGTTGTTGCGTTTGTTTGATCGGTTAATGATTCAATCCACGTATAAAACCTTTGCGTAGGCTCGCCATTCTTTGTGAATATCTCGCCACGTCTAGGTTTAATTACATCTGCCATTATTGCGTACCAACTTCGGGTGTTGCAGCTAATCTAATCAGGTTAGCGCGTACTTTGTCGGTAATAGTAAGCCTTACTACTCTTGATACTGGAAAGCGGCCTTGTCTGCGCCATATAGAGCGCTGGCCATATTCGCCTATTTTACCGATAGTACGACTTGTTTCCGACCCAAACGTTCTACCACCATCATCTGATCTATCTAACCTAACTACTGGATCTGAACCATCACCAACCGTCAAGCCAACACCGCTTTGAAATGTTGCTTCAAATTCACCAGCAAATATAGGAAGTCCATTCTGGTCAAAAGGCTTAGATGTAGACTGTCTAAATATTTCATCTCCGTAATAGTCTAGCGTATCTCCATCTAGCTCACCAATAATTCCAGTGCTTGAATCACCAACCAGCAACTGGCCATAAGCATTGGCGATATTCTGAACTCTAAAACGATTATCTGTAACTCCATCTTGCAGTTCAAACCATACTCTTTGCTGCATAAGTGTTGATGCTGTAGCGTTATATACAAATGTTCTTGATGGTATTCTTGTTGATTCAAACGTAAACAAAGCTAAAAACTGTCCATGGTTTGCATACGTTATAGCAAAGCTAGATTCAATTTCTTCTTTGGTAAACTTTTGGATTTCTTTATCGATAGCATCTGTTGAGATCTTTTGTGCGCTTGAGCTGCCCGTGACTTTCCAAATTGCCGACCTTTCATTTAATCCACCTCCAACAAAA